TGGAACAGAGAAATCCAACTCGTACGCCTTTAGCAAGCGCCGCCATTCCTTATGATTCGATTTCATATACTTACGGCTATTCTCTATTGCCGACTGCCAGTATTGTATCTGCTTATCTTTCAAGTTGCCTACCTTTATTTTCGCTTAGTTGCCGTCGCCTTCTTCTTCTTCTTAGCTGCCGCCGCCTTCTTAGCCGCTGCTTTTCCGGCCTTAGTATACGAATAATGAACATTTCCAACTTTTGGCATCGCTATACCCTCTTTCCTTGCTAATAGGTTTCCTACGATTAACCTCAATTATAACGTCCCGAACGGTTAGACATATTTAAAACTTCCCTGATAAGCTCAATACCGGTGCCTTTTTCGTTAAAGGTCGTCTTGCGGTATGGCTTATATATATGAACCATTGCGTAGCGCCACGCATCCGCATCATGGTCATCGGCGCGGGTGTCTACGTCCTCCGGATTCTTATTGCAACGCGGCAACGCCGGAACAGAGCGCCACCAAGCATCGGCCCAACCATCAAACGTCTTAAACCGCTTATGGGTCAGCGCATCACGGCAAACACGCCAGCCGCCAATACGATCATTGCTGGCTGGCGACAAAAGCAACCCGTTGTCGGCAAAAACATCTGCTGGGGAGTGTTCATTTAGGGGAGTCAACCGCCTTTTGACAAACATCGACGGATCAGCATAGATCGCTTGAGGGTAGCGACCTTGGGTGAAAGGGCAGTTCTCAATAGCCTTAACAATGTTTTCCGCATGAGTAGAAGCAGAAGCATCGCCCTGATTGTATTCCGTAATTCGATACACCGTATCGTCGTAATCAACGGTATACAACCCAAAACTAGTAGGATTAGTCTCACCGTAATCTAATCCCCCAAATAAAGGCCAATCGGGAGGGATGTCAAATGGCTCTTCGACAATATCTTGACGGCGCGTCTTAAAAGCACTGCCAAGATGGAGATCCCAATTTCCCTCTAACCACATCTCCGTCAATATCGGATCGGCTATCCCCTGCAACCTTTTGATATAATTAGGGTCGCTATCGAGCAGCACCTTATTATCATAAATCTTAGCTGGAACAAAAACTCGAACCATATCGCTCTCAGGATCGGTATAAGGCTCGTATTCCTTAGCATTATCAATAAAATAGCTCTTTACCGCCGTATGGCCTGGTCCCCCTGGGTTGCCAGTAGAGCGAATACGCATCCCTACAACATTATGGGCCGAACGCAGTGTCGCCTTCATCAAATGATACGCTTCCAGCGTCGGCCAGTTGGTTAGCTCATCCCATCCAACCCATTGATACGCATGACCTTGGTAATGTTGAGCATCATGGATCGAGTCAATATGGCGCATCTTTAAAACAGCACCACCAGGAAAGCGCCACTCATGGCGACCAACCTTATACTCAGCCCCTGCATACATCTGATGGCTAAGGCGAATAAGCTCATCTAACTCAGGGTACGTACGACGGAAGATAACCCCCTGCCAATGCTCACCCTTATCAATATCAGCAAGGAAATCCCCCAACAGATACGTTGACTTGCCGCCGCCTCGACCGCCGCCTAAAAATAGCTCGTCAATGCAATAACGCGCATCAATCGCTACTGCCTGCGGTCCAGGCTGGGGCCTCCATGTTATGTTTTTTGTCGTCTTGTTCATCGTCTGGAAAAAGGAAGCTTTTCTCGGTTAAGACTCTTATCTTCGCGTTAGTAACCCTCAAGTCGTGATTAATCGAATCCCGATACTCAATTAACATATCCCTCGTATTATACAAATGCGCCAATATCGGATCTGCTTTTGCCACCATAATCGCTACCGCCATCCCTTACTTACTATCATTGCCATCAACAGGAACCGCCGCCTTTTCCAAAAGCTTCGTCGTCTCAACAGCAACCGGTGTCCCTAACTGAGGCTTACGCTGCAACCACTGAGAAATGTCATTAGCAGGCTTGGGTGGCGCATCAATAGCAGGCGTTACCTTAATCTGGGTTTCCGCGACATCTCGCTGGCCCAACTCATTCTTACCCAAAAAGATTAACATCGCCGTATTGCCCTTTGTCGCCGCCTCCCACTGCAAACGCCGCAAGCTCGTCTTACGCTCATTATTGCCATCGGCAACCGCCTTACGGAACTTCTCATCATCACGAAAGCGCCTGTCAATAGTAGCCAAGCTAACACCAAAATAAGCAGCCAACTCGCTATGGGTCGGATTCAACCGAGACAAACGCTGCACCTCAGCAAGGCTAATACGCGCCTTTTTCATAATCGCTAATAACTCCACAAAGAAGGACGCGTAAAACGCCCCTCATCTGGTTGAAGATCATCAAGGTGAACAAATCGAGAAGCCCCACGCTGCGAGATGCCAATGCCCGTCCATCCCGTAGCAAGAGCAGCCGCAACAACCTTATACGCCTGAGTGCCAGCGCAACCAACATCAACAGCACGCCCTAACGAATGAACCCCCAAAGAAGATTTGATTTTTTCTACGGTATGGCGAGGGCTTCGATATGCACTCGAAAGGTAAACGGGTCGGCCAAGCTTATTGCGAAGAGCCTGGAGCCTTGTCAAAGTAGACTCATCCATATAACAAAGCCCCGTCTCGTGACATGACAACTCACTCAAAGAGAAAGAAGGCCAACGACTCGTAGGGTAGTTCTCAATATCCCAAAAGGCCCCAACTTCCTCATCCGAAACAGCAAGCTCTATAGCTATCTGAGCAGATAGGAGATCCTTCTCCTTCTTCTGACCGCCTGATTGCATCGTTGGTATCCTTGTCGCTGTCATGACACCCTTGTTGGCAATTTTCTAAAATTAAGGCTGGGAGGCTTGGATATGTTCGTGATATATAAAGCGGTTCGTCCTTTACTATGAGCTGAAACGCTTCGCCATCACCGCGCACCACCAGCGCCGAGTTTACATAATATATATTATGCGCCGAAATGTCAAGGCGAAAAAACACAAAAGACCCAGCCATAAGGGCAAGCTATCACCACCTTAGACCGGCCTATGCCCTCGGCTGCCGTCATGACAGAAACCGGCCTTACACCTACCGCCGTCAAATACCGGTTGCCCCTGGGGGGCGCCAGGCAGCCGCCGCCGCTGGGGTAGGCCAGCTTTTTTTATTGGTAGCCATGTAGCAAAAGTGGTAACTATTTCAACCCCTTGCTATTTTCTGTTTTACCTTTTTTAGCCCAATAAAAAAGTCTCAAGCCCCAACGTTCAAAAAGTCTTTTTAAAATTGTAATAGGTCTACTTGCTTTAAACGGCTGTCAATTAGTATCCTAAAACCGTCTTTATCCCACGAAAAAATGTCTTTTAGTCTCCTAAAAAGACTAAATATCAATGTAACCTATTGTTTATTAATGTAGTAGTACTATGGATTTACTATTTATTGTAGTGTAGTATTAATAGTTATGTCTTGTATTAATTGCGACAAGTAAATGACGTGAAAATATATACATGCATTAGGCTAACCTAAAAACATGCTCAAAAAAGTCTGTCTATTTTCTTATCTTAAATATTTACAATGTTTTAAGTATTTTCTTAGGCCGCCTTTTTTGTCTCTAAGGCAGACTTTTTTGGTTTAAAGATATATATACACTGGGCTAAGACATCAAATAACTTGAATATTAACCAGCGAAGACTTTTTTTGCTTATGGCATTTTAGGACACTGGGCTATTGTTTTGCTTAAGCTATGTCAAGATTTGTCTTGACAAGAACACTGCCAATGGTTATATTTATAAGACATTGGATTTATTTTTTTACTCTTTGCCGAAGGTTTAAAAATATGAAAAGATCAAAAAGACTGCTTAATATTTTGGTGGGCTGCGAAGAGTCGCAGACTTTGACCAAAAAATTAAGGGAACAAGGTCACTTTGCTTATAGTTGTGACCTTGTAGAAACAAGAGGTAATAAAGATTGGCACATTAAAGGTTGTGTCAAACAGGCGATTACTGACGGCGCACCTGTTAAATGTTGGGACTTAACAACTACCGCTGCAGAATGGTTAGACCAAAAAAAATGGGATATTATTTTCCTTTTTCCGCCTTGCACTAATATGTGTTTGAGCGGCAATAGATGGTACGGCAAAGGAAAGCCCTTACACCAAAAAAGAATAGACGCTATTAACTGGACGATGGATCTTTGGAAAATAGCGACAAGCCATTGCCAAAAAGTCATTTTAGAAAACCCAGCCAGTGTCATCTTTCCTTATTTAAAAAACACTGGCGCTAACGTAACGTATTGCCAGCCGTGGGAACATGGTCACGGCGAAAAGAAAAAAACCGGTTTCGCCACAACAAAAAACCTACCCCAGCTTGTACCATCAAATATAGTAAAAGGTAGAAAATCGTTAGTGCATTTTATGCCACCAAGCCCTACTAGATCGAGGGATAGATCAAAGACTTTTGACGGTATTGCTAATGCATTAGTTA